AAGGATGGGGTCGCCAGTTCGATTCTGGCTGAAAGCTCCAGTAATAGAAAACTCTGTAATACACTAATTATAAGTGCTTACAGAGTTTTTAGTTTGAGATTTAATGCAATTTTAATGCAACTGGCTAAAATATTGTTCTACTTTTTCAATTTCTTTTTCCTTGTATTTATTAAAAATTGATGTATATGTGTTCAAAGTAACTTGAATATCTTTATGGCCTAAAATTTTTTGAAGTACAGCAGGATTCATACTTGCTTCAATGCAACGTGTAGCAAAAGTATGACGTAACATGTGTGTATTTACGGTACTGGTTTTTAAATTAACATATGTGTTATTAGATTTTCGTACTTTACAAGTTGTTACTTTTATATTTGCATTTTTGCATATTCGTTTGAAATGCGCATTTATTACAGAAGGAAAAATAAATTTATCATTTTCTAAAAACAGATATCCTTCATAAGTGCGGTATTTTTCTAAAATAGGTTGTAATGGTAATAGAATTGGAATAGTTCGTATACCAGTTTCAGTTTTTGTACTAGTACCTACAATTAATTCTCCATTAATATTTCGAGTTAAAGTTTTGCTTACAGATATAATTTCTTTATCAAAATCTATATCATTAATATTTAATGCAAGAATCTCACCAATTCGCATACCTGTATACAAAGCAATATAAATTACATCTGTATATTTATCATATCCGTTTTTCTAATTCTTGTAGTAATGATTTTTGCTCATCAATTTCGAGGGCTATAACTTCTTTGTCTTTCTTTTGAGAAACAGGTTTTAAGACCGCACCTTTAATTGTAAATGGATCTTTATTAATATATTCATTTAGCAATGCATAATTAAAAGCTTGTCTAATTAAGATACGGGTTTTTTCAATTGTTGAGTTAGCATAGTTTGTTAATGAACTTAAAGCTTGATTAATTTGATTTCTATTAATTTGTTGAATAGGTAAATTAGCAATAGATGATTTTTCAATTATTTTTTTAGTTTGTAAATTTCTACTGTAAGTTGTTTCTTTTATTTTATTTGCTTTTAAAGATTCATCTAAAAGTAAGTCAATGATTTCTAAAAGAGTTATATCATTCTTTTCAATATAACTTTTTGATTGAACCTCAGCTAATGCTTTTGTCATTTTTTCTTTAACTTCTTTACGAGTATTTCCGTACACAGACTTACGATTTAATTTTCCATTATCTTTTCTACCAATAACAAATTGACCAATCCATTTGTTTAATTTCTCACTATAATATATAGTTCCTTCGCCATTACCTTTTTTAGACATAAAAATACCTCCAATTTCAATAAATTTTAATAATTACTATTGAAAATGAAGGTAAACTTATATATAATAACTTCAATCACTTTCAATAGTGGGGAAGGGAATAAATGTATCGGTTCGTGGTAAAATTGAATACATCTATTCCTTTTTTATTTGTTAAACTAGTATGCCATACTTTTCAGCATAAAAGTCAATACAGTCAATCATATATTTGCAGTCTACTTCAAAGTAGTCAGCAAGATCGTACAAGTCATATCCTTGTGCGATTTTTTCTTTTAAGATATGAAATGGAACAAGAATAGAGTAGGCCCATTTCATTGCTCTAAGTTCGCATTTTTTCTTTTGAACATTATCAGAATTTAGATAATATAAGCTGTTAGTATAATAATGACCAAGTTCTTCAGCTAATATTTCCTTTTCTTCGATACTATTATCTATTTGTTTGTTATCTAACGCAATATAATAGTTATTATCGATTTCAAATATCTTAGCCTTAGAATTAGTCCAATTATAATTTAAAATGTCTATATTTTCGTTTTCAGCGATTTTATACATATCTAAACTATTCATTCTTCCTCCATTTTTATATTAATTATATTTTGAATAAAATGCAACAAATTGCATAAATTAATAATATAATTGTTGACAATCATTCTTTGAAATGTTACAATTATTGTACCAGAAGGGAAAAACCCTTTGTTCGGTGTACAGGTAAGATTAGATTGAAAAATTAAGTGTATTTTTAAATACACCTACTTACTTGGGAAAGAGCCATTCAGAAGGCTCTTTTTTTATGGTAAGTATATAGAAGTATTTAAAAAGTTTGTTCTTTTTCGATAAATTGAAAAATCATTGTTTTGTAAATAATTATAGTATGCATGTCTAACTTCTCCAACCAATAAATCTGCTGCTTGAACAGGATAATTATAGTATGAATTTTTATATTTTACTTTTACTATAACAGAGGATAATATTGGTGGAAAACTAATTCCATAATCGTAATTCATAATACCAAATTGTAATTCTTCTCTTATAGAACTCTCTAAGTCGTAGTAACCATTTGAGACGGTAGATTGTTCATCTAAGTTAAGAATTAGTTTGACTGGTTGTTGACTATTTATTCTATTTTGTGAAATTAAATTTTCAATAATTCTTTTGACTTCACGTTTTATGATATAATCTTTAAATCTGCCTTTTGAAGCTTTACTATCAAAAATATAATCTTGAATTTTGTAGTTAGAAACTACAGCAACAGAAGTATCGTATTTTTTTATAAAATTGCATGTTTTTTTATCACTTAAAATAATTTTTGATAATTATGTGTTGCACAATGTTTTTCATTTAATGAATCATCTTTGGAAAAACTCTCACAGTATTTTGGTTTTATTCGATTCACTAAAGTTTTATATTGTCTTGAAAAATTTTCTTGCTCTTTTAAAGAGAGAAAGAACACACCTCCATAAACGAAAACCAATTCGTTAGGTTCGCCTTTAACTAACCTACCAGAATCGTCCATATTAATATATATAATTTGTTCATTATTTTCTTCCATATTTATTTTCCCTCATTTTTCTTCTTATTTCTAATAAACTCAACAAAACGATTTATTTCTTCGATGTCATTATCATCAAGTCCTTCTGTGTTTATTCCATTATGATTAGCATAACGGAAGTTGTTATTGTTAGAAGATAGTTTTTCACTCTCAATCAGATCAATATATCCTGCTTTCTCATATAAATCTATATAGTTAATATTATAAATAGGTGCTAATTTTTTTAGAATTACTGCACTTGGTTTTCGTTTTCCGTTTTCCATTAAAGACAAATAACTAGGTGAGATGTGACATAGTCTGTTTACATCATATATACTGTACCCTAAACTTTCTCTAATAGACTTTAAGTATATTCCTAATTCTTTATTTGAAAGTTCCATTGTAAACCTCCTTATGTAAAAGAGTATACTACAAAAATTTACAAATGTAAATATTTTTAAACTTTTTTTGAAAAAACTATTGACATTTGTAAACTATAATATATAATGTTTACAGAAGTCAACAAGAAAGGAGAAGTAAAGATGGCAAACAGAACAGTATTGATTAAAGATATTGATGATTTTATTAGTAAAATAGTGGAAAAAGGCTACTCATATAGACAGCTAGCTAAAGAAGCAAACTGCTCACAAACGTCAATAAGTTTATTAGCTAAAGGAGAGAGAAATCCTAGTCCTGAAATTGCTGTTAACATTTGTAGGGCCTTGGATTGCAGATTTGACGATATTTTTTTTATTAAGAGTGTTGACAAAAGTAAACAAAAATAACCACGAACCGATACTAAAAAGAAAGGAGGTGAATAATTTTGAATAAATTAGAGTTATATGATCATGGAATCAGCGATGATTTTAAAATGAAGATAAATGGGGCAGAAATTGATTGCATTTCTGAATATAAGATAAGAAGAACATTAATGGAGTCAGAGCTAGAAATAAAAATATCAATAGATGCCACACAATCATCTATCGATATAAAAAACTAAGGTTTTAAATTGCCAATATAATTAATAAGTTTATCTATCTTATTAGAAAAACGGTTTTCCATATAAATAATACCATCGTCAGACAAGCTAAAACGAGAATATTTTTCCATAATATACTTTTCTTTTTGAATAAGTAAATTTTTATTTGACAGTTCAAGACATATTTCATGTATATCATCAAGAGAAATATCAGGAACTAGTCCATGTATAGTTTCAATGGAGTTAAAATCTTTGGCTTTAGCTTTGGTAAAACAATTATCACGAAGTTCAAGATAATACTTATAAATAATGCAAATTAAATAGTTTGCATCTCTAGACAAAACAACGTCAGACATATTAAATCACCACCTTTCATATAAAGATGAGTCGATTATATAACGAAATAAATTTAAAAACAAGAAAGGAGATGAACGAATGGAATCAAGGAAATCAATAAAAACATTTAATGAACTGCCTGACACGATAACACCGTATGACTATGCAGATTGGAGAGGAGTTGGAGAAGGAAAAGCAAGAGAGATTTTTAACAGCAAGGGCTTTCCAAGGATAAAAGGAACAGGAGCAAAACAGTTAGCAGATAAAAGAGCAGTTCTATTATTTGAGCTAGGATTAAAAGAAGAAGAAAGACAAGAAGTGTTAAAAGAAATAGCACGACAAATTATATAGAAAGAAGGTGAGAAAGATGGGAAAATATGCAGACGCATTTGGTTGCTTAATGATAATGATTAGTCAACTAGTAAGAGTATTTACAATAGCAGTTGCAGTACAAGGAACAGTTTATCAATTATCAGGAAGAAAAATTAGTATATGGAATATATACAAGAAAACAATGTTGAAAGGAGTAAGTAAAACATGGGTAGAGTAAAAACAAAAACAGAAATATTGAATTTAAAATCAGAAAATCAAGAATTAAGAAATGAAAATGAGAAGTTAGAGCTAAAAGGATATAGAGCAAATAAAAAAGTAGCAATACTAGAAAATGCATTGACAGAAATTAGAAAAACATTAAGTCAAAATCAACTTGGCAGTGCTACTAATTATCAAAACCAAATAAGAAAAGTTCTAGCTGATTGCGACGGCAGACTAGAACTTAACAAATGTAAATAAAAATAAGATTTAATAAACCTACTTTTCCACTATTTTAGCACAATTCGTGGAAAAGTTCAAGAGAGGAGAACAAAATGATTTTAGATGATGAAGATAGATGTGAAGAACTTGAAAATATAATAGATGATTTAGAAAGCTTTGAAGATGATCTAAAAGGATTATCAGAAGGTTTTACATCAAAAGATATAAAAGGCGACATAAAGGACATAGTAGCTGAAATAAAAGCAGTAAAAGACAAATACATAGAGAAAAAAGAAGAAGTTGAAGAAAGATTACTTCAGCAAGAAAAAAGCGAAAATAGAGCGCAAATAATTGAATTTGAGAGGAGCAGGATATAGATGTTAAAAAGTTATGATGAATTAAGAAAAATAGATGTAAGTCCATGGACTGACAAAAGAGATGGAGCAGATTATTTGAACTGGGCAAAAGTCGTTGATTTATTACATGAGAATGGAGCAGAGAAAGTATATTTTGAACCAGTTGTAAATGAAACAACAGGAAGTAGTTTGTATATGACAGAGCAAGTTTTTACAGATAGTAAGGGCAATACAAATAGAGTTTATGAAACAGCAGTAAAAATTGTAATTGATGATATGGAATTTATACAAAGAGGACCTGTTACAAATGGTAGCAATCCCGTTAAAGATAATTCGATGACACAGCAAAGATTATGGAATTGTCAAACAAGATTATTTGTAAAAGGTGTTGCAATAAGAACTGGTTTAGGATTTGATTTGTGGCTTAAAGAAGAACTAAAAGAAGCTAAGAATAACTGGGAAGATGACTTATCAAAACATGATATTTTCAAAATTAAAGAAAGATGTCAACAAGTATATACACAGAAAATGAAAGATGGATTATCAGTAAAAGAAATTGCAGAAAGACTTCATAAAACAGAAGATGAAGTAAAAGCAATATTTAGCTATTTTGATACTTTAAGCAATTTTGAAAAGGATTTATCAAACATTGATACAAAGTCAAGATAGAAGTTATTACATAGGTTGCTCAGATACAAGTATGGTAGTAGGAAATTGGAATACAAAATCATTTGAAAAATGGTGGCTTGAAAAGATAGGAGTTAATAAAAATAGTTTTTCAAATGAGGCAACAAAAGCTGGTAACAATTATGAACACAAAATACTAGATAGCTTAGAAATCGAAGGACTTGAAAAAGATAAGCAGATAATAATTGATAGATTAAGAGCTAATTTAGACGGAAATACAGATACTTGTATCTACGAAGTAAAAACACACAACGCAGAAAAAGAATTTAAAGTATCAAAACAATATTGGAGACAAGCTCAAGTTGAAATGTATGCAAGTGGAATACACAAACTATATATAGTTGCATACGGATTAATAGAAAGTGATTATAACAATTATTTCAATGAAATAAACAAAGACAGACTTCAACTAATTGAAGTGAAATATGATGAAGATTTTATCAACAATGAGTATTTACCAAAGTTACAAATATTAAGTGAATGTTTGAAGAAAGGAGTTTTTCCAAATGCAAACAACACGGAATAATTAATGACATAAGTATAGATTTTAACACACGAAAAACGAAAATAAGCCTCTTATTAGATACCAAAGAGGCAAGTGTAGTAGAAGAACTTAAAAACGAAAATAAACTAAATATTGAGCTAAAAAAATGGTACAAGAAAAGGTCAATTGATGCAAACGCATATTGTTGGGTGTTGTGCGACAAGATAGCTAAAAAGATAACGACAGAAGATGCAGTAGTAACAAAAGAAGATGTATACAAAGATGCAGTATTGCAGATAGGAAGTTATGAACCGTTTATAGTTCAAGAAGCAAGTTACGAAAAATTCAAAAGAATATGGGGAAAGCAAGGATTAGGTTTCTTGGTGCAAGAGGTAAGTAGAAAAGATAAATGTATAAAAGTACATGCCTACTATGGATCAAGTACATACGATAGCAAAGAGATGAGTTTACTAATTGAGCTACTAGTACAAGAGGCTAAAACTCAAAAGATAGAAACAAAGCCACAAGCTGAGATAGATAGTTTATTAAGGAGTTGGGGTGATTAAATGGATTCAATAATGCAAAACAAAAAAAGATGTTATGTGTGTGGATTATATGCACCAGTTGAAGAACATCATATATTCTTTGGAAATCCTAACAGAAAAATATCAGAAGAAAATGGATTTAAAGTTTGGTTATGTGCAGAACATCACAGAGGAACAATAGGAGTTCATGGAAAACTAGGACATGTATTAGACATTAAATTAAAACAAGAATGTGAGAAGAAATACTTGAATAAAGGACATACAATAGAAGAATTTATTCGATTAATAGGAAAAAATTATTTATAAAGGCAACAGGGGTAAGACATAAGTTTTACCTCTGATTTTACAAGAGAGGAGAAAACAATGAAGGACCCAGCATTTTTATTTTATAGTAGTGATTTCTTATCTGGAACAATGCTAATGACAGATGAAGAAATAGGTCAGTATATAAAATTACTATGTTTACAACATCAAAAAGGACATCTGAAAGAAAAAGATATGTTAAACATATGTAAAACATATAATGAAGATATTTTCTCCAAATTCAAAAAAGATGAAGAGGGTAATTACTATAATGAAAGATTAGAATATGAAGCTAATAAAAGAAAAGCATATTCTGAAAGCAGAAGAAATAACAGAAAGAAAAAAGAAACATATGAAAAAGATATGAAAAACATATGTAATTCATATGAACAACATATGGGAAATGCAAATGCAAATGAAAATAGAAATATAAATAAAAATAATAGTAAAGTAAATGACAGTTGTGTTAACGATTTACAAGTTATTATTGATTTTTATAACGAAAATATAGGACTAATAACACCTTACGGACTTGAAATATTATCAAGTTATGCTGAAGAAATGGACCAAGAATTAATTATATTAGCAATGAAAAAGTCCGTAGAAGCTAACAAAAGAACAATTCAATACATAAAAGCAATATTAAACAATTGGTCTAAACAAGGAATAAAAACAGTATTAGACGCAGAGCAAGAAGATAGAAAGTTTAGAGATAAAAACAACAAAACAGAAAAACGAGAATTGGTAGGTGATTGGGATGACTAAAGCAGACGGAGAAAAAGTAAGAAGGTTCATAGAAACTTACTACAAAGTAAATTTAAGCGATAATGAGCTGTTGGCTCTATCAAGAGAACTAAAAGACTATACGTATGAGAGCTTTGAAAGTGAGATACAAAAACCACTAATCATAGGAGTTAGATATTTCTCAATCGCTGAGTTAAGCAGAATAGTAGAGAACAACAAGAAGGCTAAAGTAGTTTTAGCAAGGTCAGGAAAAACTGACTGGAACGAATTTTATATCAATAATTAGAATTATAAGGAGTGATACAAATGAAAACAACTCAAAAAGATAGAATACTAGATTATATAAGAAAATTTGGAAGTATAACAAGCTGGGAAGCTTATCAAGATTTAGGAGTAATGCAACTGGGAGCAAGAATAGATCAACTACAAAAAGACGGATATCAATTCAAGACAGAATGGGAACAAAAAAAGAATAGATATGGAGAAGATGTAAGCTTCAAGAGATACTACTTGGCTGATGACATAGTTCAAGAAAATATGAACCACATACCACAAATTTAGGAGAATGGTATGAATTATTCACAACTAGAACGGAATCTGTGCGAAGGAAGGAGGCGCTAATAATTATGATAAGAAATTTAACAGGAAAAAGATTTGGAAGATTATTAGTTATTAAAGAGGTAGGTAGAGATATAAAAACTAGACAAAAATTATGGCTATGCAAATGTGATTGTGGCAATGAAAAAATTACAAAAACAACATATTTAACTAGTGGAGATACAAGTAGTTGTGGTTGCTATAGAAAAGAGTGTGAATTGAAAAATTTAAAAGAATCAAGAGATAGAAAACCATGTAAAACACATGGAATGCATAATACAAGAATCTATCAAATATGGGCTGATATGAAAGGAAGATGCAACAACGAAAACAGCAAGGCATACAAAAATTATGGCAAAAGAGGAATAAAAGTATGCGCTGAATGGAACGAGGATTTTGTGAGTTTTTATAGATGGGCAATAAAAAATGGATATAGAGAAAATCTAACAATAGATAGAATAGATGTAAATGGAAATTATGAACCAAATAATTGTAGATGGGCAACCTGGAAAGAACAAGGAAATAATAAAAGAACAACAAGAAAGATTACTATATATGGAGAAACTAAAACGGCATATGAATTTGAAAAACAGTATGGAATAAAAGCACACTTATTATTAGATAGATATGATAAGGGTTACAGGAGCGAAAAAATAATATACAAAGGAAACTTAGGACATTTCAAAAAGACTAATTTAAAAAGAGATGAAAAAGGGAGATATATTAAGAAAAATGGAATACCGAGAACTGAAAGAGCCATGTAAAAGCTTGATTGAAAAAGAAATATGCTTAGGATGTAATCAATTAGCTGATTATAAATTTATAGCAAATCCTTCTTGCAAGTATGTTACAAATGTTGAAGGAAAACAGATTAAATTAAACTTAGACGGAGGCAAAAGATGAACAAATACAGAAATAAAAAAGTAATAGTAGACGATTATATATTTGATAGCATTCAAGAGAGCAGAAGATACAAGGAATTAAAGTTACTACTAAAAGTAGGGGAAATAAGTAATTTAGAATTACAACCGCGCTTTCTATTACAAGATAGTTTTAAGAAAAATGGTAGAACATTTAGAAAGATAGAATATGTAGCAGACTTTAAGTACATAGAAAACGGTAAAATAATAGTAGAAGATGTAAAAGGCATGCAGACAGATGTATTTAAATTAAAACATAAAATATTTGAAAAAAGTTTATCCAGATTTGGAATTAAGAATAATTAAATAAACAAAAGAGGAGGAAAATAAAATGGAAATAATGATTATGGCATTAGAAACTGTTGTAACGTCAGTACTGTTAATTATAGCAATAGTGCTTACAGCAGATGTTATGAAAAGAATGAAAACACTTCAAGAAATAGAAAAGTTATTAGATTCAGCAATAGATATACATAAAGAAATGATGAAAACTAAATCAGACATGGAAGCAGAGCTATACAAATTCAAGTTAGTTAAAGAAGCTCAAACAAATCAGAAACAAGAAACAGAGCAATTTAAAAGAACAGTATTAGGAATATTTGAAGAAGGAAAAAACAATGAAAAAATATAAATTATTTATTAGAAAATATAATTTATTTAAAAATGATTATGAAGTAATCGAGAAAATAGTCACAACAAATGATATATACCACGAAATTGGTTACATATACTGTACGACGATTGAAGAGATTAAGAGAATAGACTATCAAGAAGTGAAAGAGTAGGGAAAACAAATATGTTAAAAATAAAACAGAACACCTACTTTGTAGGTGCTCAGTGGAGATGACGGGATTCGAACCCGCATGGATAATATCCGCCAGTTTGGTAAACTGGTATGTCTGCCAATTCCATCACATCTCCAAAAGCATAATAGCATATAGGTAATAGATAGTCAAGGAGGGAGAATAGATATAGAAGAAGGAAAAAGAATAATGAAATTTAAAGAAATGTCATGGGAAGAATTAAAAAAAGATTTTAGAAGGATATTAGATAAATATACAACTAGAGATCTAGTAGATAGTTTAAAAAAATATAAAATGTCGGTTAATGATAAAAAATAACGGTTGATAGCGACATTTAAGGAGGTTTAGATATGGCTTGGGAATTGCACAAAAAGAAAAACAAAGAATTATACAATGTGTATTCAACAGTAATAGATGGCTACATGTATAGATGGAGTAAGAAAGACATAATAGCAACACATGTTTATAGTAAATATCAGCAAGACGCACGCAGAAAAGCAAGAGAATTTATGCAAGAAGTAGATAAAGAAATTTGATAAAGGAGTAAATAAGATATGAGTAAGATAATTATTCACAATAAAACAAATATTACAGATAATCATGCTTTAGAATGTGCATGTATGGTGCTAGATGAAACTATAAATAAGTTAGAAAATGTAGGAGATATTAGAGTGGTAGAATTTTATGGATTAGTAGGAAAAGGTGAGATAATAAAAAGAAAAACTGGTTACACAATAGTAATTAGTTAGAGAGGAGTAATACATAATGAAAGAAACATTAACGGATTGGCTAAATGCTAGAAATAATTTTGGGATTTTTTATCCACCGATGAAATCAGAACAATTTGTTGAATTTATAAAAGATTATTTATTAAATGAAAATTGGTATACAGTAAATCCAGTAAACAACGAACAAGTTTATACAGAGATTTTAATTGATGTATTAGATAGATACAGTAAAAAATATAAGAAAGAAAAAAGAGGTGTTTTAAGTGAAAGAAAATGGAGAGGTAACCGACACAAATGTCGAAGACATAGAAGAAGCATTGGAAAAATTATCAACTGGTAAGAAAATAAAACTGTATGAGTTGTTGAGAACTTTTAAAAGAGAAGGTATTGAAAATTTTGTTACTACTAGAAAAAAGTATGTTGATGTTATTTTATCAGATTATAAAAGAGTATTAAAAGAGAATGAAGAATTAAAAATAAGCAATAAAGAAATAGACAAAGAATGCAGTAGATTAGAGCGAAAAGAAGTTGAGATGGAAAAAATAATAGATTTGATAATAAAAGACTTATATAAGCAAGCACATATAAGTACAAGATGTTATTTACAAATTTCAATAGAAGAATGTATGAAAAACAAAAATTGCATAGAATGTCTAAAACAATATTTTATAAACAACACAAAAGAGGTGAAATAAATGAGTGAAGAAGAAAAAATATTTCCAGAGAAGGAGTGATAAATAATGCAACTATTTAATTTTAAAGGCAGTCAAGCTGATTTATCTATGTTATTGATATCAGCTGAACGATATGCATTAGGTAGAAGAACATATATGGTTAGTTGGACATGTAATGTAATTAAAATTAATGTGAATTTATTAACTGAAACAGATAAAAAAGTAATGATAAGAGATATAGAAGAAGCATACTCTTATGGAGATGAGTGTGATGAAGCAGAATGGAAATCTTTATTAAAGATTTTAAAAAGAAGCGAGGATTCAAAAGATGGAGAAAATTAAAAGAGTACTAACACAATCAGAAATTCAAGAACTTAGAGATTTAATAGAATATACTGATGACGATAGAATAATAGAACTATTCAAAAAGTTTCATGCAACATATAACATGCTAGCGGTATTTTATAAAGAAAAGAAAGCAGAAGAAAGACGTATGTTATATTTTGAAGAAGAATTACATAAAGCTAAGGAAAAAAACAAGTTATTGCAGGCAGAGATAAAGAAATTAAAAAGTATGTAGGAGGTACACAAATGAAGTTATCTAAAGAAGAATACAGAGAAGCAAAAGGATGTTTAAAGAGATACAATTATAACTGCGTAAAGATACTAAATATAAGAGCTGACATTATGGACTTGGGAGCACAAAACCTTGATGGATTACCAAAGCCAAAAAATAATGTATCAGATCGTGTACTAGAAAGTGTAATCAAGTTGCAAGAAGACGAAGCCTTGCAAGTAGCAATTAAGGAATACAAGGCGGTAGTACAAGCTATACAGTTAGTTGATGAAGATGAAAAGAAGATATTTGAAACAATATACATATTAAGCAAAAGCAAATGGGAATTAATAAACAACGGTATGTCAGAAAGAACATATTTTAGGAAGAAAACAGAATTAATAACACAAGTCAGTAAAGAATTAAAAAAGTTGGCATAAAATTGGCAGTTTTTTAATAAAAAAAGGTGCTAAAATTGTATTATGAAAAATTAAATAAAAGAATTAGAGGTTCTTATATTATTTGATTTTCTTTTCTTAATTATTAAAAAAGGTAGTTTGACGAAAGGCTAATGTTGTCAAGCTACTTTTTATTTATATTGGTATTAGCAAAATGCTAGGTATTGTTGATATAAAAATAAACTGATTTGATTAGCCTTTGTTGCAAATTTCGGAATCCTTAGTTATATGATAAATCACCACTTAGAACCTTCCTAGCAGGTTCTTTATTATTGTTAGTACAAAGCACGCAAACATATATAGCAGAGTGGCAAACCAGCCGTTCAGTTCTAGAGTGCAATTATATATAACTTGCGTGTTTTGTAGTGATTATATTACAAAAGAAGGTGTTATTATGATTAGTGAAAAAGAACGATTTGACAAATATGTCAAAGAACAATGCAAGAATTGCAAAAACAGAGAAAAAGATTTGTGCGAAATTCATACGTCTGCCTATGGTGGAATCATAACAACAAAGTGTGAAGCTTATGAGAAAGAAGAAATATAATTTTGCAATCTGCATGAAGCATCGATGTGATGAGTGTAGGCAGAAAGACAAATGTTTTAAAGAAAGAGGTGAATACAATGGAGAGGATAATAAAAGAAGGAAGAGTACTAAGAAGTTTCAACGATAAGGAAAACAACCTAAAAACATATGCTAAAGGCGATACATTTAGAGCTGAGGATACTAGATATTTCGAATTATTTAGACAAGGGTTCTTAAGTGAAGGAAAAGCAGTTACATCTAAAAACAGCAAGTAGGTGAGGAGATGGCTAAATATGATTGGAAGCAGTTAGAGAAAGAATACATATTAAGTGAATATAAATCAGTAAAAGAGTTCTTAAGAAGTAAAGACATCAAATCTACTGGGAATACTAATAAACAGACGAAAGGCTGGGCAGAGAAAAAGGCAACAAAAGAGCAACAAAAGAGCAACAAAATAGTAGAAAAGGTAATAGAAAAGGAAATAGAAAAAGAAGTAGATATAAATACAAGACATTTAAAATTATATGATAGTTTTCTTGATGTATTAGAAGGCAGTTTCAAAAATCCAGCTGAATATATGTATTTAGAAATGCCAGATTATGATAAGTTAAAAAAAATGGTTGATATATTAGAAAAAGCACAAAAAGGACAAAGATTAGCAAAAGGTTTGGATAAAGAAGAAAATAATAATGAAAATTTAAATAAGGTAGAAGAATTATTAAGTAAAATAAAAGAGGAAGCAAATAAATGATAATAACAGAAAAACAAAAAGAGTTTATCAGGAATGCAACTCATAGATATAATTTGAAAATAGGTGCAAGAAGATGTGGAAAAACTTATTTAGATATATTATTTACGATTCCAAACAGATTACTAGAAAGAAAAGGTCTAGATGGGCTGAATGTTATTTTTGGAGTATCAAAAGGAACAATTGAAAGAAATGTGTTACAACCTTTAAGAGAAATATATGGAAAAGACTTAGTAGGTTTTATTAATTCTCAAAACATAGCTGTTTTATTTGAACAAGAAGTATATTGCCTCGGAACAGAAAAGATAAGTCAAGTAAGTAAAATACAAGGTACATCTATTAAATATGCTTATGGAGATGAAATGGCAAAATGGAATAAAGAAGTATTTATAATGATACAAGCTTCTTTAGATAAACCGTATTCTTGCTTGGACGGGGCTTTAAATCCTGAAAATAAAAATCATTGGTTAAAGAAAGATTTTTTAGATGTAATAGAGAAAAAAGGATTAGATGTATATACACAATACTATACAATATTTGATAATCCATTTTTACCAAAAGACTTTGTTGAGAACCTTTGCAAAGAATATCAAGGAACAGTTTATTATAATAGATTAATATTAGGACAATGGTGCGATGCAGAAGGATTAATATTTCAACAAATTGCAAATGATTATAAAAGATATATTACTACTGCGGTTCAGTTAAATTCTATTATAAGCATTGGAATCGACTGGGGCGGTAATAAATCAAAACATAGTATAACAGCAACTAAGATTAGTCGTGATTTTAGTAGTGTACAGGTGCTAAAAGCTAGTACAATGAAAGCAACAGGAACAAATACAAAACAAGTTTTTAGATGGATAATAAATTTTATAAAAGAGATACAGGACAAATATGGTACTGTATCTTTTATTTTTGCCGATAGTGCAGAACAAGTCTTAAATAATTCGCTAAATGGAGAACTAAGAGTTAATAAAATAAATCTAATTGTACAAGATAGCTTAAAAATAGAAATTAAAAACAGAATAGAGCTTTGGAATAGGCTGTTGAATTTAGACAAGATGAGCTTTATTGAAAATCAATGTCAATCATTGATAGAAGCTTTACAAACAGCTTTATATGATGAAAAAGCCAAAGATGACAGATGGATAGATGATGGAGAAACTTCTGACATAGATAGTTTAGACAGTTTTAACTATTCATTTGAACTTTGGGCAGAAGAAATATCTTATTGTTTAGGAAAGGTAGCATAACATGAACGATATAATATTAAAATATTTAAGTAAAAAGGGTTATAGAACAGTTTCAACAGATTATTATACTTTTATAGAAATGTGGGAGAACTGGTGGAAAAACAATGTAGATTTTCACAAGTACCATGACTCAACTGGAAAAGAAAGAAAAATGTTTAGTTTAGGTATGGCTAAAAGAGTTTCTGAAGATTGGGCAAGTATTCTTTTTACAGAAAGAGATGAAATAGTAACAAAAGCTAATACAAGCCAACAAACGAAAGTTAATAACGATTACTTAAATAAACAATTAAAAATATTAAAAGTATATAAAGATTTACCGACTGCGATAGAAAAAGCAATGGCCATGGGTACAGCAGGAGCAACAATGAGAGTTAAGAATGCTAAAGTTGATAAAAACGGTAAGGTTTCTGCTACAAATAGAACGAAATTAGATATTATTTACTTAGATGCTACTCAAATTGTTCCGCTAAAAGTAGAACACGGAAAAATAATTGATGTTGCTTTTGTAAGTGAAAGTATAGAAGATGGTAAGAAAATATATTACGTTGAATTACATCAATTACAATATGATGAAGAATTAAAAAAAGACATATACGTTATATCTAACAATTATATTAATGAGCAAGGAGAAGAAGTTACAAAAAAAGATATTGTTAAACAATATACTTTCAAATCAGATGTACCACTATTCAGCATATTAAAACCAGCCGTTGCTAATCCGCTAGATACAGAATATCATAATGTAAATGGTTTGGGATTTAGTATATACGGAACAGCAATTGATCAGTTAATGGTTTGTGATATTACATATAATAATTTTGCAATGGACTTTTACCTTGGTGGCAAGAAAGTGTTTTACAATAAGAAAATAACACGAACAAAAACAAGGCAAATAAAAGATACAGATGGAAATATAAAAGAAGAGGAATACGAAGTATATCCTGATGATGTGATGAAACAGCAATGGACTACTTATGGAGATGACCAGATAAGTAATATAAAAGAAAATCCTGTTGTAACAGAGTATAATCCTGACCTAAGAGTTACAGAAGATAAAGAAGGAATACAGTTTGCCTTGAATATGTTGAGTTTCAAAGCAGGGTTAGGAACAAAATATTATGAATTTAATGGCACATCTGTTGTAACTGCTACGCAATACGTCGGTGATAGACAAGATCTAGTCTCAAACGCAAATAAACATAGAAAAAGAGTTGATGAATTTGTTAGTGGAATAGGTAAAGCTATTTTGCTATTAGGTAGAATATTATTCAAAGAGAACGTAACAGAAGATTGTCTAGTTACTATTACTGATAAAGATGGTTTTATGGTAGATACAGAAACAGCTAAAAATGAGTTTAGAAAAGATATTGCACAAGGTATTAGAAAGCCTTGGGAATATAGAGTTAAATTCTTAGGCGAAGATGAAGAAACTGCAAAAGCAAGAATAGCAGATGACAATATAGATGATATTAAGACAGAATAGAGGTATTATAAATGTTAACACCTGAATACATAAATCTACTAGAATTTAATGATGTAGTACAGCTATATAATAAACTTAATATAGATTTAACAGCAGATATAATAGATAGAATATCTGCTATGGAAGATATTAGTGTAACAGCAAAAAACGAAATGAAAATTCTTATAGAAAGAAGTGGCGAAGAAGTATTTTATGAGGCACTAGAAAAAACTTCAATGATAACAGCAGAAAGAAAACAACTTTTAAAGAAAATGTTTAGTGATATGGCAAGCGAAGATATGCAAGGGTATAAGGAATTGTACTTATATCGTGATAAATTCTTTAAGTTGAGTGAAAAACAATATAGAATCTTGAATGAGGGACTAAGAGCAACTGATAGACTATTAAAAAATCTTACAAATACAATTGCTTTTAGAACTCAACAAGCATATGTTGAAGCAATAGATGAAGCATATATGCAAACAGTAACAGGTGCATACAGTTATACTAATGCAATCCAAAACACAGTTCAAAAATTAGCAGATATGGGCATTACATTAAAAGATAAAGCTGGAAGAAACGTACAATTAGAAGTTGCTGTAAGAAGGAATGTCTTAGCAGGAATACAATCAACAGCTAATAACATAAATAGAGATATTGAAAAAGAATTAGGATGTGATGGATATGAAGTTACTGCACACATAGGAGCAAGACCAACTCATGCTGAAGCACAGGGAAAACAATATGCAATAAACAAAGAAGATTCTAAAAAGTATGGAATTGGATTATGGTCAGATGTTTCAGACTTATGGGAAGAATACAATTGTAGACATACTTATTTTGGAATAATCTTAGGAATTTCTGAACCAGTTTATACAGATAAAGAACTAAATGAATATAAAAATGCAACTGTTGAATGGAATGGTAAGAAAATTCCGTATTATGAGGCAACACAAAAGCAAAGGCAATTAGAAAATGCGATTAGAAAGCAAAAAAGAACTGTTCAGATATTAGAAAAATCAGGAATAAATAATGAAATAGAAAAAATTAAATTAGCACAAATACAAAAAGAATACACAAACTTTTGTAAAGAAACAGGCTTACAAAAGGAATATAACAGGATAAGGATTAGCAAGAACGATTCGACAAAACTAGCACAAAATGATATAATTGTATTGCCTAATTATGAAAATGCTATTATTCCAATAGAAAAGTTTACAAAATATGCATTAGATATGAATAATCCTAAAGGTAGAAACAAGGCAATAGCTTTTCAAGAAGCATTAGGTTACAATGTAAATAATGTAGATAAATTGATTAGAAGTATACAAAAAAATCTAAATAAATTTAATGCAATTGAGAAATCTGATAAAGGTTTTGGCAAACAGTATGAAGTATTAATGACATTAGTTGGAGAAAATAAAAAAGTTGCTAATGTGAAAACAGGGTGGATAATAGACAAAGAAACAGGAGAAACTAGATTAACTAGTGCCTATGTAACTAAAAAAGGAAGGAAGAAAAATGGAAATTAAGTTGTATGATAAAGTTTTGTTAAAAGATAAACGAGAAGGCATAATAATAGAAATATATAAACAAGGCGAAGGATATGAAGTGGAATTTATGGTAGATGATACAGGCAAATATCCAGAGTATGAAACTGATACTATAATGCATGAAGATATAGCAAAAGTAATTAAATAGTTATTAAATTTTTAATATATATGAGAAGCTAAGTCGACTAGCTTCTTTTTTATTGCCTTTTTTCGGTTAGGCATAAAAGAAACCGTTGGTTGGGCATACGACGTTAAAAATAGCAAATATTATCAAATTCAAGGGAAGAAAAACCCGTAGAAAATCGTAGGAGGAGAAAATATGAAAAGAAGTTTTTTAGAAGGATTGTTCAAAGATTTAGAAGTAGAGGATAGTGTTAAGAAAACAATTATCGACAACATCATGGACGAAAACGGAAATGATGTTAATGCAGAAAAAGCCAAAACTGAAACTGCAAAAAATGAGGTTAAGGTAAAAGAAGGAGTAATTGAAAGCTTAAATACTAAAATCAAAGAATTAGGCGACATTGATGTTGAACAAATCAAAAAGGAACAATTTGATTTGGGAAAAGCCGAAGGTTCTAAAGAAGTTGAAGATTTCAAAAAAACAAACGCATTAAAAAGCTCTATAAAAGGAGCAAAAGATTTTGACCTAGTTTATAGCAAACTAGACAAAGACAAAATTAAATATGAAAAAAGTGATAAAGGAGAATACACAGTAAGCGGTGTTGATGAGCAAATCAAAGACATCAAAGAAAAGTATTCTTTTTTATTTGAGGACGATGATGAGGGCGGAGAAGTCAATTTAGGTGGTTCTCATACTAATCCATCAGAAAATGACGCTCTAAAACAATTAGAAGAAGTCATGGGAATTAAAGAAGATAAAAAATAGAAAGGAAGAATGAAAATGAACTCAATAGAATTATTTAAGAAAAATGCACCAGAACTATTAGATAAAATTTATAAAGCAGAATCAACAACAAGTGATTTTGATATAAATGGAGCATTAGTACAAGCTGGTAAGAATGCAAATGAAATAATCGTACCTGTTTTAGACATGGACGGATTAGGAGATTATGACAGAAATAGTGGATACATTGACGGAGATGTTTCATTAACAAATGAGACAAAGAAATTTAACTACGAAAGAGGTAGAAAATTAAAAACTGATGCAATTGATAATGAAGAAACAGGAGGAGTAATCTTAGGAAATTTATCAGCAGAATTTTTAAGAACAAAAGTTATTCCTGAGGTTGATGCAGTAAGATATGCAACATATGCTTCAATTCCTAAGATTTCAGAAGTTACAGCAACTTATGAAAATGCAGAAGCAGTTTACAAAGCAATTGCAAAAGCTTGGGACAATATGACAAACGATGAAGTACCTGAGGAGGATAGACACTTAAGAATTACATCTACTTTATTAGGATATATAAGAGATATGGATACTACAAAATCAAAAGATCTTTTAAATAAATTTAAGAGTATAAAAGTAGTACCTCAATCAAGATTCCAAACTGCAATTGAACTATTAAGTGGTAAAGACTCTGACGGAGAGAGAAAAGGAGGATTTAAGAAAATTGCAGCAGTATATGAGTTAACAAAAGATAAAGCAGTAAATAATGCAAAAACGTATTATACAAAAAATAGCGATAAATATACTAAAGTTGCAAATCCTTCTACAGATAGTATTTCAACATACTATGAGAAAACTGTTGAAGAATCAAAAGATATTAACTTTATGATACTTCACAAACCAGCATTGCTACAATATACAAAACATAATAAGATGAAAGTATTCACTCCTGAACAGGATCAAGATGGAGATAACTACAAATGGCTATATAGATTATATGGATTAAACGAATACTACAACAATAAAGTTGCTGGTATCTTCGTATCACATAAATAGGAGGTTGTTATGGCAAAGAGAATAGGAAAAGGTTATTCATTTAGGGAACAAACAATAGAAAAAGAAAACGAAGAATTAAAAAAACAAATAAATGAATTAAACCTAAAATTAAGTAAAAAAGAAACTAAAGGTAAAGAAAAAGCTAAAAAGGAACAAACACCAGAAAAAGAAAATGCAAAAGAAGAAAATGACAAAAAGGAATAGGAGTTGATAAAAATGTTGTATGCTGATTTTAATTATTATAAAGAAACATACAAAGGAACATTAACGGAAGACTCTTTCGACTCACTTATTTTAAAAGCTAGTAGAGAAATTGATAAAAATATCAACACTAGACTTACAGAAATTAAAATAAATAATTTGCCAAATGAAGCACAAGAACAGTTGAAATTTACTGCTTGTGCTTTAACTGATTTAATCAATAAAAAAGAAGAAAGTAAAAATAAAAAAATCTCTTCTTACTCAATAGACGGAGTAAGTAAGACCTTTAAAGTGCTTTCTGATGAAGAATATACTTCGTCAAAAAAAGAAATAATTGACTGTTTACCTGATGAGCTAACGTGTTTTTTATAGGAGGTTGTCATGGAAGATTTTCCAACGCAAGAAATAACAATATATCATAAAAATGAAAAAATATGGGATAGATATTGTGTTAAAGCTAGTTACAGAAATACATCTATTCTTAATAGAAATAAAAGTGGTTCTAATTCAACAGATAATGCTCTTATTAGGATATTTGATGTTAGTGGATATAACGAAACGTGGTTTATTTCTAAAGGCGATATTATTGTAAATAAAAGTGTTGATGACGAAATAAAAAGCACACCATTAACAGAGCTAAGTGCAAAATATGGAACCGAAAATGTACATAAAGTAACATCAATTGATAAGTTTATCTTTGATGATGAAGATTTACCAAATCATATAAAACTGGGGTGTATATAATGGGATTTATTTTAAGAGTAAAACCGATAAAAGAGATATATGGAAATCTTGGATTAGAGGAAAAAGGAAAAGTACAAGCTTTTTTAGATGAAAGGGTTGCAACTAACTTGATGAAATATGTTTCTTTTAAAAGTGGAGCTCAACAGAAATCAATACCAATCGCTTCAAAATATGGCTCAGGTAGAGTAATTATTAATGTTCCATATGCAAGATTTCAAGCTGAGGGAAAAGTAATGGTTGGCGTTAAAAGTAGAAGGGCATGGGCTTGGAAAAACGAAAAGAAAGAGGCTATAAATAAAAGATTAACATATCATAATGGTTCTTTGAGAGGAGCGCATCCTTTTGAACGTATGAAGGCAGACAAACGAGATAGTATATTAAATCAAACGGCAAAATTTGCAAGGAGGTTAAGCGATGGATGAGGCAATAAATAAGTGGTTATTAAATTATAAGCCGATAACAGAAATAGCAGAAATGATACATACAGAAGAACTTCCTGACCAAACTGATACTCTTGCTTTACAAAGAAGTGGTGTAGAAAATTTGGGACTTAAGTATGTAGGGGAAAAAGGTTGGTATAGGCAATATCAATACATACTGCTTTTAAAAGCAAATAGTGAAGACGATTTACAAAGGTTAGAAAATTTGGATTGGTTAGATGATCTAAGCGATTGGATTGACGAACAAAATCAATCGAAAAACTATCCGAAATTAAATAATAAAAAAATAAAAGAAGTGAGCTGTGCAAATGCAATTACTTACGAAACCAGCGAAGATGGTTCAGTAAGTACTTATTATTTACAGCTCTATTTTAATGTTAGAGGAGGAATTTAAAAATGGCTACAGATAATTCAGAAATAGAAGTAATGGCATATGATGAGGCTTATTACTTAGATGTTGAAGCTACTAAAGCTTCTGACGCATCAGCTGATATTCAGCTAATGAATGTAGGTGTTACAAAATTTGAAGAAAGTTCAAATCCAACTGAAAAATCAACTCAGTATATTGGTGACAAGTCAAAAACAAATAAAGTAACAGGCTACGATAACCAATTTGCTATTGAAAGTGACCTTATAAAGAATAACAAAGTTGTTGAATACTTATATAGTATTTTTAGAGACAGAAAAACAGGAAAATATGCCCAACAGGATTTATTTATAGTTGAGTTATGGAATCCAGTTGCTTCTAAAGAAGGGTCATACAAAGCAAGAAAATTAAAGACAACAGCAGTTATATCAAGCAAAACACCAAACCCAGGTGAAACAATCACATTCAGCGGTGATTTAAAAGGAATTGGCGATTTTGTAGATGGAACTTTTGATACATCAACTAAGACATTTACACCAAATGCGTAAGAAATAAAAGGTAGAAGTTAACAGGTCATATTAGAAAGGAATGTTTAGAATGGAAAACAAGAGAATAAGTTTTGGATATGAAGATACAGATAAAAAGATAGAAGTGGATTTTTATGGATTAGTTTTTGAGATTAATAATTTAGATAGTATAGGTGAGTTAAAGAAATTGGATCAAGACAATGAAGATGTGATAGAAGCACAGTTAGAAAAAATATTAGGAAGAGGTGCTATTGAAAAAATAAATAGAAAAAGAGTTAGTGATGGATATAAAGAATTAGATTTGAATATAGAATTAAATATGTTAGGATGTATTTTTGAAGCGTATGCTAAAGAAGCAACAAATAATGTGCTAGGAAGAGTAACAAAGGCAGCAGATGGTATAGATAAAGATATAGCTAATATTATGAATAGAGAACAAAGAAGAAACTATAATAGAACAAATTATAACAGGAATAGAAACCATAGGAGATATTAATATGACTATGTTTAGAAAACTACCTTATTTTGTTATTTTACAAGGAAAAAAATATAGAATAAATGTAGACTTTAGAAATATGATATCTTTTGAAAATATATTGCAGGATAAAAGTGTCAGTAAAACAGAAAAGATAAAGTGTGGATTAAGACATTTTTATCCTGCTTTTTTTAGTTTAGAAAATTATCAAAAATTATTATATAATCCACAACTATATAAAGAAGCTTGCGATAAATTAATCTGGTTTTACAAATGTGGCAGAGACGATTATCACAAAATAGGAAGTGGCAAAGGCTCAAATAAACAGATATATTCTTACGAATATGATGACGAATACATTTATGGAGCTTTTTATGAACAATATGGGATTGATTTATCTTATGATATTGTTCACTGGTGGAAATTCAAAGCTCTTTTAAAATCATTAAAAGACGATACTGAATTTGTAAAAATAAAAGGCTATAGAGCTTATACTGGCGAAGATAAGAATATGCTTGAATTAAAAAAGTATTGGGAATTGCCTCTTCCTGTTGAAGAACAAGAAAGATTAGATAAATTGTATGAAACTTTAAAATAAAATTTGACAAATTTTGGCACTAAATATATAATGTTTCCAGTAAAAATATGGAGGAGGAAGAATAAAATGTCAAGAAAAGAAGAAACAAAAAATAGTGGATTTGCCACAGCAGGGTTAGTTTTAGGAATTATAGGTGCCTGCACATCTTTTATACCGATTATTAACAATTTATCTTTTATATTGGGGATATTAGCAATTATATTTGGAATAGTAGCACTTATAAAAAAATCTGGAAGAGGGAAAGTAATTGCTTCAATAATATTAGGTATAGTGGCAATAGCAATAACATTGAGTGCCCAAAAAAGTGTATCTGATTCATTAGATAATTTAAGCAAGGACTTGGATAAGGTAACAGGAAATAGTACCGAAGAGGTCTTAGCAAATGATGCAGAAGTAACTTTAGGAAGCTTAGAAGTTACAAAAGGAGATTATGGAATTACAAACACAAAATTAGTTGTGACTGTAAAAAATAAAACTTCTGAAAAAAAATCTTATAATTTTCATATTGAAGCTTTAGACAGCAATGGATCTAGAATAGGCGAAGATTATGTGTATGCAAATGATTTAAACGCAGGACAAAGCCAGAATTTTGAGATTTTTACTTACATTTCATCAGATAAGTTAGATGCAATGAAAAATGCAACATTTAAAATTGTAGAAGCTTCAGCATATTAAAAAAATAAAAAGATATCAAACACTTAGAGAAATCTAGGTGTTTTTATTTTGTCTACATTAGAAAGGACAAAATAATGGCAGTAGCAGGTTCATTAACCTATGATACAAAAATAGATAAAAAAGGTTTTGAAAAAGGGTTAAGTAGTTTAGAAAATGCAACAAATAAGGTTACAAAGGGAATAATAACAGCTGTAGGCGCTGCAACAACCGCAATAGCAGGAATAGGAACGGCATCTATAAAGTCTTATGCAGATTTAGAGCAAAATGTTGGTGGAATAGAGACACTATTTAAAGAAAATGCGGACAAAGTAATTAAAAACGCAAATAATGCTTATAAAACTGCAGGGATGAGTGCAAATCAATATATGCAAACAGTAACAGGCTTTTCAGCAAGTCTATTACAAAGTTTAAAAGGTGACACTGAAAAAGCTAGCGAAGTTTCTAACATGGCATTAATAGATATGTCTGATAATGCAAATAAAATGGGAACATCTATGGAGTCTATACAGTATGCATACCAAGGATTCGCAAAGCAAAATTATACTATGTTAGACAACTTGAAATTGGGTAGACAAAAAAAGGTGGCATAAGCCCACACACCATTGCTCAATTAAAACCTCGTGAAAACGGTGAACACCTTAACAAGTAAAGTTGAAGGCAATACCGTGCGAAGTATAAAATTACTATTGACTTTTCTATAAAACTATGATATATAATCTAAAATTTAAAATAGCGTGGTTGTAGAAAAGGAGAAACAATATGAGTTTTAAAAAAATCAAAGGATTTAAAAATTATTCTATTAATGAACAAGGACAAGTAAGAAACGATATTACTAATAAAATAAAAAATGCTTATGCAAATACAAAAACAAATTATTTAATAGTGGATTTATGGGAAAACAATAAAAGTTATAAAAAAAGTGTACATAGATTAGTTGCAGAAACTTTTATTCCAAATCCGTTAAATAAACCAACAGTAGACCACATTGATGGAAATAGACAAAATAATTCATTAGAAAATTTAAGATGGGCAACATTTAGTGAACAAAATTCAAGATTTAATACGAATGGTTTAAGAAGTGAAAATATACTCGTTACAAAGTATGATGAATTAAGAAAAAAACGTGGTGGTGGCCACATAAGTTGGAATAAAATAATTGAACAAAAAGTTTTTAATAGTATTACAGAAGTTGCAAAGTATTTTGATTTAACCATAGGAAGTATATCACAATTACTTAAAAATGGAGAAATAGGAAGAAGAGGAAAAACAAGAGGATATAAATTTGAATATATAAATTCTGAAAGAAAAACTCATAAAAAGTAATTTTATAAACGTGTAACGACTATTCCGAAAGGAAGTACACTCAAGTGAGTGGAAGTGCGAGGCTCTCGTAAGAGATGAAGAGATAGTCTAAACTATATAGAAATATATAGCAGTTCATAAGAGAACGGATAGAGCTTAACGAACTCTATTGAATATAATGTATGGTGGAACAAAGGAAGAAATGCAAAGACTTCTTGCGGATGCTCAAAAGTTAACGGGTATTAAATACGATATCACTAGTTTAAATGATGTATTCCAAGCGATTCATGTAATACAAGAAAATTTGGAAATAACAGGAACAACAGCAAAGGAAGCAGAGGACACAATAAGTGGTAGTATTTCATCAATGAAATCTGCGTGGGATAATTTCTTAAATGGTAGTGGAACATTTGACCAATTTTTAGAAACTGCAAAAACAGTTTTTGATAATATAGCAAAGGCAGCAGCTGAATTATTGCCTAGAATTGCGAAAGAAATAATTGATGCAATTCCAGATGAAATAGTAAATACTATGGAGGAATTAAAAAATAAAGTAATTGAGATTATACCATATGCAGAAGCATTAGGAGTAGTATTTTTAAGCTGGAAAATAGGAACAATTATTCAAAATGCAGTAAAAGGTTTTCAAGAAGCAAAATTAGCATTAAGTTTATATTCATTGCAAGCTAAAGGAGCGAGCATTGCACAAGGTTTATTCAATGGAACATTAACACTGGGAGAAACTTTGGTGGGGTTACTTACTGGAAAAGTAACACTTGCACAAATAGCAACAGCAGGTCTAAGCAAAGCACAAGCTATGCTTAATGCGGTAATGTCTGCAAATCCTATAACATTAATTGTAATAGCCATAGGTGCATTAATTGCAATATTTATAGTGTTATGGAATAATTGCGAAAGTTTTAGAAACTTTTGGATTAATTTATGGGATAACATCAAGAAAATTGTATCGGGTGCAATAGATAATATAAAAAAGACGTTTAACAAGATAATAAGCTTTGTAAAGAGCAATTGGCAAGGACTTTTATTACTATTTGTTAATCCGTTTGCAGGAGCTTTTAAATTACTTTACGACAATTGCGAAGGATTTAGAAATTTTATAAATAATTTTATAGAAAACGTAAAAAACTTCTTCATAAATGGCTGGAACAGTATAGTTTCATTCTTTACTGAAACAATACCTCAGTGGATTCAAACGGTAATAATATGGATTCAACAGTTGCCATATAATATTGGAGTACTAATAGGTCAAATAATTGGCAACATTATAAACTTTGGAGTAAGCATTTGGAACTGGATAACAGTTGATTTACCACAGATTATTCAAGGAATAGTTGAATGGTTTGCTCAATTACCTGGCCGAATTTGGGAGTGCTTATTAAATATTATAAATAGTGTTATCGAGTGGGGAACAAATGTATATAATACAGCAACAGAATGGATATCCAATACAATCAATAGCATTGTAGATTGGTTTGTGAGATTACCAGGTCGAATATGGACTTGTTTAACAAATGTTATAAATAAGGTTAAAGATTGGGGCAGAAATTTAGCAGAAAAAGGACGTACTGCTTCATTAGACTTGGTTAATAATATTATTGATAAAGTTAAAGAATTGCCAGGCAAAATGCTAGACACTGGTAAAAATATCGTTGAAGGTTTATGGAATGGTATTAAAAATGCAAAAGAGTGGATTAAGCAAAAAGTTGGCGAATTTGCAAAAAGCATCTTAGATGGTATGAAATCAGCTTTGGGAATACATTCACCTTCAAAATTATTTAAAGATGAAGTTGGTAGATTTATTCCGCAAGGTGTGGCTGTTGGTATTGAAGCTGATACAGAAAGCGCTTTAAGAGCCATAGACAATATGAATGATGATATTATTTCAGAAATGAACAAAGCAGTAGCTTATGAAACAGGATCTATTAATGCAAAAGCAAGTGTAAAATCAAATAATAGTATGCTAAATGTAATACAAGCTTCAATTAGTTTAGACGGAAGTGTAGAAATAGATGGGCAAAAAGCAGGAAAATTAATGACACCATACATTACTAAAACATTGAGAACAGGAGGCGCTACATGATAAAAAGATTAGTTTATAATAAAAAAGCTTTCAAAATACTAAATGGATTTACAATAAAACAATCAAACGCAGAAGTTACTTTCAATGACATAACAATTGATTTTACGGGATATTCTTTATTGGATATCCCGTTTAAATATCAAGAACTGAAAATTATACAAGCAGAAACAGAAGAAGATATTTTAAATGAAAATGGCGAAGTAGTATTTGCTGGATTCTTAGATGATATTGATTTGTCTGAGATGAAAATTAGAAAAGAAGAGCAGAGGGAACTAACCTTAACAGTACTTAGTCCTTTGGCAATGTCTACAAAGAGATATGTTTCATTAATAGGAACTTACTCTAAAGAAGAAGCAATCAGAAGAGTATTGCAACCTCTTTTAGATGACGGTTTTAAAATTGTAGAATTTAATATTCCGACTGGTCAAATAACGACTAACTTTGTAATTGAAAGTGTTGAAAACTGCATGAATGATATGTGTTTTAAGGCAGGAGTTTTTTGGTTCATTGATGAAAACAAAAACATTTACATAAATAGTATTGATTATTTGTTTGGATTAGGAAGTAAAAAGACAATTGCTCCTGATGTGATTACAAAAGGATTATCTAAAATTCAGCCTAAAATTGAAAATATAGATTATGCTAATGTGATTAATTTTAAAAACGTTAGAATATATTATTCAACAATGTCAATGTGCGATGAATTAAATAATTTAATTGAAGAACATGATTATCCGTTATTGAATTTACCTAAAAAGCTAAAGAAAGGCGATACTGTTCAATTTAATAATCCAATCGTTGTAAGTGAAGATACATTAAGAAAACTTAGAGAAGAAGGAGAAGTAGATGATGCAGATGTAGCTTCATTATCAATTGTTATCGGAGGAGAAGAGTTTTATATTAGAATTGAAACAAACGAAAAAAGTGCAGATTATGATAAATATGTTACATCAAATAATTTCAGTTTTAGTGATGATGGTGGAGAAGAAAAGACATTAGTATTACAAAGAGATAGCTTTTTTAATAATTTAATTACTGGATTTAAGTGGAATGGAGCAGATAATTCGGTTGTATCACGCATTTATACAGGAACAGCTCTTAGATATACAACAATGCGTTTTATGCACTCTGCTGAAATTAACAATTTAAAAGGAGTAATATCAGATACAGGAATTGTTGAAAAATGTATTGATTATCAAGAAAAATGGACAACTACAACACAGCTGGTTGATTATGCTAGAAGTTTAATGAGTTCGAATACAAAAACAATAAATCAAGTTGATTTGACTTTTGATGAAACACCAAATTTGAAAATAGGCGATATAGTAGAGATACACGAGCCTGATTTTTATATTGATGGCAAATTTGCTGTAAAGGAAATTAGTTACAAATATATAAATGATGAAAATGAGGAGTGGAATATAAAATTAAAAAACTCTGATTTAAACTCTACATATATTGATTTGTTCAGACCAGCTCAGAAACAAGAGAATGAGTCTAAAACGGATACAGTTGTATTGAGTGAATATGTTGAAGAAACTGTTTACGAGAAACATGAAATTGGAGAGAAAGAAACATTAACAGGAGAAGTAATTGTTGTTAAAGACAATGATGGGCTAATTACAATAGAGAAGATTAATGGCTCACATTCGCAAAAGACAACTGAAGGGAGAAACGTATTTAACCCTAAAATAACTACAAGAACTAATCAGGGTGTAACTGTATCACAAGAAGGAAAATACAGGGTAAAAATAAATGGAAAGGCAACTGGCTCACAGAAAATAGAATTTGATACAATTCCTAATTTTGAGCAGGGAAAATATTACACAGTTACAATAAAAAAAATATCAGGTTCTTGTACTAAAGCAAGTGCTAATGCAACGTGGGGATTTCTATTCTATCCAGAATCATCTGCTGGAAGAAATGTTATATGGTTACCAAATGATACCGTAAAAACAGCTACTTTTCAAGCTATTGGTAGTGGAACTAAACCATATTTCTGGCAAGGTTGGGATACCACTTCTGTTGTTGGAACTAATAGTGTTTTCAATAATTTAATACTTGAAATAAGCATTGTTGAAGGTACTACTGCTAAAGAGTATGAGGATTACACAGGTGGTAAACCATCACCTTCGCCAGATTATCCGCAGGAGATAGAAACTGTAGGAAGTAATGTGAACTTACTAGATTTTAATGTTGCACAAGATAAAAAAGTAACAGTAAATGACGACGGGACAATTACAATAAATGGTTCTGGTGGATTCGATATTAAATTTAAAGAAGTTGTATATAAAAAAGGTATTACATATAAAATAAAAGCAACTTTGGTCAGTGGAACATACAATGGTTTAGACCCTAGACATGTAGGAATAATGACACCGTATGGAGATAATGAGTGGTTAGCTAATAATATTTTTAGAACTTATACGTTTCTAGAAGATAAAGTGTCTTCAGGTATGTGGACAGATGCAGCCTGTGTATTTAACAATGCAACATTTAAAATATATTCTTATGAAGGTACAGAAGAAGCACCATATAGTCCATATGGTCAAGGTAGTGTAGGAATAGATGTAGCAAATAAGAATTTATTAAATATTGCAAACACAGAGGAAACAACAAAAGGTGGTATAACCTATTCTATTAAAAATAGAATATTCAAGTTAAATGGAACCGCAACTGCCAATTTTGATATACAGCTATCTAAAAATGTAGAAATAAAAAAAGGAAAATATACACATAGTTCTAGTTATATTCAGTCAGGATTATATGTTAGTTTCGATAATTTAGGGTACACAATGCTAAGTGCACAAGTCGGAAAGAAAAGGACATTTGAAATAACAGAAGATACAACATATAAAACATATTTTATTTGGATAGATAAAGGAACGGTTTTAAATAATGTTGAAATAAAATTACAATTAGAAGTAGGAGACACAGCAACAGATTTTGTCGAACATCGAGAAGAAAAATATCTTTTACCTATTCAACAAGAAATGCTAGAAGGAGATTATATAGATAGTACAGAGCATCATACTTGGGAGAAGCTAGTACTAGATGGAAGTGAAGATTGGGGTGCAAGTAGTTCCCCAAATCAGGTTAGCACAACATATTTTTCTTCAAATTTTGATGTTGCGAAATCTAATTCAAACTATTCAATTTCAAACTATTTTAGTTACGCACCCGATTTATGGAACAAAGATAAAGAAGGAATTTATATTGATTTTTTACATGGACATGATGTGAGAATAAGAATTTCAAAAGAGAAAGCTAGTACTATCGCTGAATTTAAATCTTGGCTAAAATCAAAATATGACGAAGGTAATCCTGTAATTATCTATTACAAATTAGCTACACCAATAGAGTTAGAATTAACAGATGCACAGAAAGCAATATCAAAATATTTACAACCGTACGATAATGGAACCACAATCCTTGTAACAGACAAACTAGCAACGATTACAGCATCATATACAAAGAAAGGAGAAAATGATGAAAATTAAAAATGAATTAGTTTCTCTTAAAATTGGAAATAAGCAATATGATTTTAAAAATTTGATTTTAGACGAGTATTTAAAGAGATTTATTTTAAGACAGCTAGATACTACTACGTTAAGATATATTCCATATCAAATTATGTTAAATACGATTCTTTTTAAATTTGATACGCCGTTTGAAAATCTATCACCACAGTCAGAGATATTTCCAGAAAATTTTGATATAGCTTTTATAGGAGGATGTAAGTCCGTAATTACAATTGCATCTCCAAGTATAATAACAACTAAATATACATACGATATGGAGAACTTTATTTATGATTACAACAAGAAAAAAGGAGGAAACTTACCTTTTGAAGATTATTATGGCAAGAAAATAGTAGCGATAGGTTTCTCGTCATATTTCGCATCTTTTACTAACAAAAATAAAGTTTGCGCAATTTTAGATACTTCAAACTATAATATATATATGCAAGCTAACCAAAAGCTTGAATGTACTAGAAAAGATACAATTAGTACAGATGCATTGTTTTGGAGCAGTGATGATAGAATAAAGGCTCCGGTTCATTTATCTCCGTACGGCGGAGAGCCTTTATTATATCAAAATCCTTATCCAGGATTTAGAGAAGAAGATAAAAAATTTTTTAAGGCAAGGTCAGCAATACCAACAAAAGGGGTTTTATATAGTATAGGATTGTCATCTTATACTGACTACATTGATAAAGAATTTGTAATTGGCAAAGATGTAATTGTGGTTCAAAATGGAACAGAACTTAGTATTCAAAGTATTAATAATGATTTTAATTTTGAAAAAGAATTACATCCTAATAATTTAATTTATCCATCAGCGAATTTATATCCGATAAAATCTAATTATAAATATGTAATTTTTAAATATAAGGTATATCAAGAAATTGAGAAAGGTGTGTATGATGAAGATAATAATTTAAATTTTGAATACATTCAAACAGATACTAAATCATATTACTATCAAGCAATACCAATAGATAAATTTGGTGAAACTAATTTTAAAATAAAATATGAAAGGGGGTAACAAGATGTTTCAATTCAAAGAAGGAACGTTGAAAAAAGGTGCGTCTGTGAAAATTGATGGCGTCGAATATGGAGTAACAATGCCAACTTATGAGGGAGAAACACCATTAAGCCCTGAAAATTTAAACAGAGCAATATCAGAATGTATCAAAGAATTTTCAATATTAGTAAAAATAACAGCAGATACTGCTAAAGGTGCAATTGTAACACTTTCAAAGAAGTATAAGGTTGGAGCTGGAGTGTTAGATGTGTATTTGAACGGCGAAAGACTGATAAAAAGCTCCGATGAAGCTGGAACCGACGGACATTACACAGAAGTTGGAACTGCAGGAGCTACGAGCAATCAGATAAAACTAACAACTGACTGGAACTTGAGTTCAGGTGATTATTTAGAAATTATAGTGAGAGGAGAGTGGAGTTAATGGTACCAATTTGTAAGAAAAAAAGGTATAAAGATATAACTGCCGAATGTACATTTGTTAATTGTACACACGATTATGGCACAATTTTTGTTGATGAAAAAGCTAAAATAGTTTATTTCAATTTAATGATAACTACAAAAGTGACGAATGGATGGATAAAAATATTGGAGTTACCAGAAAAATATGCTCCAGTAAGCATTACAGGCACGAGCGGAGGCGGTTGTACAGTAATAGCAAGTGAGTTTTGGGCTAGTGTATCAAGCAATAAAACGATAGTAAGCGGAGCGATTACGGCGGGAAAACAGATTTCTTTTCAGGGTTATTATATGTTAAAGGATTTTATGAATGCTTAAAAAGAAAGGAATTTCTATTATGAATGATACAGAAGTTAAAATAGCTCATTTAGAAGAACGAGAGAAGAGTAATACAAAAAGATTGGATGAGCATGATAAAAAAATTCAAAAATTAGAAGATACATATTCTTTAATGCAAAATGTAAATTATCGCATTGAAAATGTTGAATCTAATATTGAAAAAATTAATGATAAGTTAGATGAAAAAAGCGATGAAAAGGGTAAAAAGTGGGACAAGTTTATAGACTATGTCTTTTATTTTGTCTTATGCGCATTGCTAACGTATATTTCAACAAAACTAGGGATTAAATAAAAAATACATATTATCTAACAAGTTATATTAATAATAAATAAAAACAGCTAGAAATCGATTTTAAGTGGTCGATTTCTAGCTATTTTATATAAAAATTTTAGGAAGGAGAAAAACTGATGAGTAAAAACAAGAAAAAAATTATTTTAATCATTGCGTCATGTGTTTTAGCAATTTTAGGTTGCTTGTGTGGGATTTTTATTCAAAACGACGAACTAAACAATTCTATTGATACAATTCAGAATGTAGTCAACAATGAAATTGAAAATCTAGATACCTATGAAATGACGGAGAACGAAGTTCAAGAATTGCCATCAACAGAAATTATTGAAAAAAATGAAGTCGACGAACAAAAACTTGAACAAGAGGTTGAAGATGAGAGCTTTGAATTGCAAGGAGATATAGCTTATGAAGGCGATAGAGCACGTTCATGGAATGTAACTCTTGGAGATTATAAAGGTTTAACTTATTACTCTCAACTAGATGGTAGATGGAAAAATAAAATGTATTCATCTGTGGGAAGTTATAATCAGACAATAGGTTCAAGTGGTTGTGGACCAACATCGGCTGCAATGATAGTTACTGCTTGCAAGGGTGCAATAACTCCTGATATAATGTCTGATTTGTTTGTGAAATATGGTTACAGAAGTGCTAATAATGGAACTTATTGGAGTGCTTTTAGAGCAATAGCTGATGAGTTTGACATAGAATATAAAGAAACATCAAATATTGATACAGCAATTAGTTTGCTAAGAAATAATAATTATGTTGTAGCTTCTGTGGGAAACGGATTGTTTACAACAGGAGGTCATTTTATTGTTTTAACTGGAATTGACAGAGACACAATAAAAGTATATGATCCTTATTTATATGCAGGTAAATTTGAAACAAGTACAAGAAGAGGAAAGGCAACAGTTGATGGAAATACGGTTTATGTGTCTGTGCAAAATTTCAAAAATTATGCTAACGCAAAAGGATTTTTCTGTTATCAGCACGATGGCAACGTACAGGAAAATAACACCAAACCCGTCTATACTGCTTCATATACAAGATATGTAAAAGCGAACGGTGGTTTAAATATTAGAGCCACACCAAACGGCAAAAAAATCGGTGCATTGCCAAACGGTAGACAAGTAACTGTATATGAAACGAGTGGAAATTGGTCAAGAATTGATGTGGGCCAATGGGTATGCTCAACATACTTAGTTACTTCAATTTCAAATAATACAAGTTACATACCATCTCAGGTAAATCAGACAAAAAAATATTCGACTGGAAGATATAGAGTGTCTGCATCTATTTTAAATGTGAGAAGTGGACCTTCAACGAAATATTATGCTAAAAGATATTATCAGCTTTCAGCCAATGCAAGGCTTCAAAACAGAAGACTGGGCGGAGAATGTAACGGATATCGTAGAGGTGTAGTTTTCACAGTTTCAAAAGTTATAAATAATTGGGGATATTCACCAAGTGGTTGGGTATGTTTGGATTATTGTTATAAATATT